ATCGCGCACCGGCTTCGCGGCATCGACACCGCTGCGGGTCTCGCCAGCACCGAGCATGGCGCGGATCAGACTCACGATGCGCGCCTCGCGCCCAGTACGGCGCCGACGAGCAGCAGCACGCCGGCGGTGATCCAGCCGGCCGGCTCGTAGACGAGGTGCGCGCCCCAGGCGCAGCAGCCGACGCCAGCGACGGCGGCGATGACGAGAACGGCATCGGTCATAGCGTGCGCAGGCCTCGGGTTTCGTAGACGGATTTCGTCGGCTTCGGCGACATCAGCTGTCCGGCGCCCATGACAGCAGCGACGATTCCGTCAATGCGGCCGGTGCTCTTGGCCTTGCTCGGCTTCCGGTTGCCGGCATCGTCTTCGGATAGCACGGTGTTTGCGGCGCACCACGTCATGCACGGGTTTCCGTTGTGCACGACTTCGCCGCCGAGCAGGCGCCGCTCAAATTCTTCAACAGCCGGGCTCATCGACTGGAATCCCTGGCCGAATTCGATCAACTCGGGCAGGCAGATGCCGGCCTCGGCCGCCGCTTCACGCAGGTCTGCAATACGCCAGCGGTCGTAGGCGAGCCGCACCGTCGAGGCCATCGACACGATTTCGGCAATGCGCCGGCATACCGCGGTGCGACTGACAGCAGCGCCGGGCGTGGTTTCGATCCAGCCCTGATCGCGCCAGACGGTGTAGGGAACGCGATCTGCATCCGCCTTCGCGGACAGCCCTTCTTCCGGCATCCAAAAGAACGGCACGAGTCGCCACGGTTCTCCAACTTCTGCCGGCTCGATCCACAGCACCAGCGCCGTGAGGTCGCGCGTCGAGGACAGGTCGAGCCCGCCGACGACACGGCGACCACGGAAGGCGCGCCATTCGTACTGCCGCGATGCGCCAAGCCATGTGTCAGCGCCGATCCACGGGTTGTTGCTCTCGACCCACTGGCAGAAATTCAGCCGGCGGACGACGGCTTCCTTGCTCGGCATGCCGCGCGCCTGCGTAACCTGTTCGCGCAAGTATTTGATGCCTGGGATGCCGACATCGAGCGACGGGTTGACCTTCGGCCAGCAGGATTCGTCCGTCAGCGGATCTTCGTGATCGTCGAGGGCGCAGACGTAGCCGAAGAATGCATCGTCCTCAATCATGCCAGACGCCACATTGACGGCGTATTGGTGATACTCCCAGCACACCGAGTGCCGCGAGGTGCCGCTGTTGGTGATCATGACGATCATCGCCTGCCGGCGGCTCTTCGTGCCAGCACGCAGCATCTCGACGACGATGTTGCTCTTGTGTTCGTGGACCTCGTCGATGAGGCCGATATGCGGCCGCGGACCCGACTGGCCATCGTCGGCACTGATCGGGCGAAAGAAGGCACCCTGCTCCAGATAAGCGAGGTTCCAGATTTTCTCGCCGGTACCGGAGGCGGTCAGCCTAGCAGTCAGCTCGGGCGACAGCTGCCACATGGCGACCGCGTCGCGGAACAGGACCATGGCCTGATCTTTTTTCGTGGCCGCGGCGTAGATCTCGGCGCGCGGTTCGTTGTCGGCTGTCAGGCCGTAGTGGCCGATACCGGCGACCAACGGGGACTTTCCGCTGCCCTTCCCGGTCTCGATGTAGGCGACGCGGAAACGACGGAATCCGTCCGGACCCTTCCAGCCGAACAACGAGCCGAGCACGAAGCACTGCCAGCCGTCCGGGTAGAACGGCTGGCCCTCGAACTGCCCGCCGTTGAGACAGAGCACCTCGCGAAAGTAGGCCAGCACACGGGCTACTGCATCGGTATCCCAGCGTAGACCTCTGCCTGCCCCTTGTTCCAGATCCAGCAGGTGTCGAGCGCAGGCTGCTCGCACATGCGGTCCTGCAGTGACGCGTCCATCCTCAACAGCATGTGCATAAGCCGTGGCTTCATCAACCGAAGAAGCGGGCCGGGCTTTTTTCTGAGTTGGTTTCGTCATCGAACAGATCGAGCTGCGCAGAGCGAACGTTACGGCGAGCGGACGGGCTTAACCCGAATTCCACCCCGAATTGACGAAGCTGTTCAGCGGCCCGGTTAGCTACCTGCAACCAGACACCTTGCTGTCTATATCCAGAAGGGGTGGTTTCCACGTACCGCTCGTTGTTCTCTGACAACTTTCGACGGGCAAGCAACCAATCAGCATAAGCTTGGCAATAAATAGCCAGCATTGATCGGTCGAGCTTTGTTACGAGCCCCTGCTCGAAAAGCTCAGAGGTAATTCGCTTCCATTCTTTCTTTGCATCTGCAGTTAGCTCTTGCGGGCAAGATGGAATCTCTGTCCGAGGACAAACAGCATCTCGCAACTGAGATGCTGACAACTTGCTGCGGTTTCCCTGCAGCATGTGCACATTTGCCGGAAGAGGCTTACGACCAGCTCTACTCATTGTCGATACCCCCCCCTGAATTTCCCGGCGCTGTAAAAAACGAGTCCGCACCGTTCGACGCACGCCGCGCTATAGCCTTTTTATCCCCCCTACCCTCCGAGTGCCAATGATGCCCAGGATCAATGGGAATACCCTCAGCATTACATCCAGATGCAATTCCGCCAGCTTCAATTCGCTGCTTATGTCTGTCATGACACGGCTTGCAGAGCGCCTGCCAGTTATCCGTGTTCCAAAAAATTACCCGGTCTCCTCGATGTGGAATTATGTGGTCAACCACCGTGGCTACTGTTGATCGGCCACGCTCCAGGCACATAGCGCACAACGGATGCAGCCGAAGATAACTCTCTCGGGCTTTCCGCCATCGAGAATTGTACGGAGATTTACTGGCCATCAGCCCCATCCTGCTGGTCATCCACCCGGTCAATCCGTACCGACAACCAAAGAGGACCCATCAGCGATCCGTTGTCCGCTGCCATATCGCCATTGTCCATGGCCGCCTGCACACGAGCATCCGCCTCTGCTCGGTGCTCAGTACAGTAGCTACCCACCACCGCCAAGCGTCGGCACCCAGGATGCCTACAGGGAGACGGAGCCCTGACGGCCACTACTGCCCGTCCTCGCTGCTCGTCCGTTCGATGCGCACCGCCAGTCCCGCCTTACGCAGCAGCCGCGCACCGTGACCATGAAGCAGCGCTACAGCGAGCGCGGTCACAACGCCCGCCGTCAGCATGCGCGCGAGCAGCGGTGCCCCATCAAGCACCCGCACCGGAACGACTTGCGCTACTACCCCGAACAAATCCACCACCAGACTGGCCACCGCACCTGCAGCGCCGATAGCCGCATAGGCCAGTACCAATGCCCACGTTACCGGCCGACCAAACGCAGCCCGCGCCGACGCGATACCCGCACCGCCTAGCCCACCGCAGAGCAGCGCCGCAAGGATCAACACAATGTCAATTCCAGTGATCGCCTGCCGCTCGTCGTTCATCGCTCTCGCCACGCAAACAAAAAGCCCCGCGCGGAAACCCGGCGGGGCTTATGAGTCTTCTTCACGCACGGCAACGCTCGCCATCGGCGAGCGTTGGTGCGCCATGCGCGAGAAACTTGATGCGTTAATCATAGACACAGCAGCCACAGCCTGACAACCCTCCCCACTCACCCCCGCAGTAACGACCGGCCCGCCAACACCAACCCCAGCGCTATCCGTGCTCCGCGCAGACGCGCATGCCACCGCACTGGTCCAGCCCAGCTGACGCTGAGCATCAGACAGACCCTGCGAGGAGGCTGGCCCTCCACGTAGACCAGCCTCAGCAACGCGCGCTCGTACTCCGGCACACGTCGCATCGCTACTTCAACAGCCTCTGCATCGAGCGCGTCGACGGGAACATGCACTGACTGAATCGATGACTCCCACCGCGGCGCGCGATAGAGCCGCTCAGCCGATGCACACCGGCCTGCGCCACCACGCTCACTGCACAGCCAACGAGCCCAGTTGATGAGGCGCTCGTCCACCGTCGACTCTGACCAACCACTCGACAACATCACATCAGCCGCGACAGCCATCGACCATCCTCCGCAGACCCACCGCCGCCAGCAGAGCAGAGCGGCCAGATTCACCAACCGACCGCTTCACCAACCGATCGGATCGCTCGCCAATCGGCACCAACACCGGACTCGCCCGCTCAGCCGCAGCCACGGCTGCCGCCATCCGTCGCCGCCGATCACGCTCAGCGGCAATCTCCGCACCAGACTCCGCCGCAAATGTCCCCGCTTGAGCTCTCCGCACCAGACCGTGCAGATACGCCAGCCGGTCCCGCACGACTCCACGCACTATTGCGGCCGCCCACTCGTCCGCAATCTGCTGCGCTAGCCCGGGATCAAACTCGCGCAGGAGCCGCGCAGCCGCCGTCCGCTGTGCAGGGCGCAGTTCGGGCAACTCAATGGGAACAGGCGGAGCCATACCGATCAGCGGCAGCTCTCGCTGAGCGGAAGCTGATCGTCTTTGATCTTCATCACCACCACACAGCTGTGGATCGGGTGGCGGCGCGGTAGTGGTGGTTTTATTACCGGATACCGGAGGCCGTGGCGGCCTGACGCCGAGGCGGCGCGTCGGCCTATCCTCGCACAGCGCCGCTAACTGATTGATCTCACTATTAACAAACCCATCATCAGTAGAGGCTTTCCAGCGTGGCGGCCTAGTGGCGGCCTGAATCTGGACAGACGATTCCACCGCCGGCGTCAGATCTGTTTCCGCGAGCAGAAACCGCACTATCAAGCGCAGCCGTGGCGATCGATCACCCTGCTGTAACCGAGAACAGCGCTGGATCAGGCCAGCGCGCTCCAGCGCTGCCAACAACCGCTTTATTTGGTCATCACTCGCCGACGGCGCTGTCGCAACGCCAGGAACAGGATCGATACCCAGCACCTCGCGGAATTGCTGGTACGTGATGCGCCGAGCGCGGCCCGCCACACCGGTGCGGTAGTCCATACACGGGCGCAGCCCCATCAGGTACAGCACACGCGCCGCATACGGCAGCCCGCGCAGCGCATCCAACTCGGCATCACAGATGCGCACGCTCATGGTTCGCCCCCACTGCGCACTCGCCACAGCGCTTGCAGCCGCTCACGCAGCGCGTCTGCCGATCCGTGCCGCTGCTCCCACCGCTCCAGAAAATCGCGTCTCTTCTGCAACGGCCAGGCAGCGATCGTCTGCGCCAAATCATCGAGGCGCCGCGCCGAATCCCGCTCGATGTACTCAAGCAGCTCGTCCACCGTCGCAAACAGCAAAATCATCGCGCTTCTCCCGCACGCACCGAGCGCAATGCCGGGGCCGGTGTCGGCTGTGTCGGCTGTGTCGCATTGCGCGCCGCATGAGCAGACGCGACGAGCTCATCGAGGATGAGCTGAATGGCACCGGACTCAGCCGGCGTAATGCGGCCATCCTTGAGGGCATCGACGATCTCGGTGGCGACCCGACCGACCTGCACGGCCAGATCAGCAGCGGCGGTGAGTGGGCACCCCGGCTCGTGCAGCTCCGCGGGCCGCAGCGCCAGACCATGCCGCGCCGCGAGCACTTCAAGCACGCGACTATCGCCGGTGATGCTAATCAGCGCATCAAGGTCGGCGACCGTCATCTCATTGCGGCCGCCGCCGCTGGCCTTGGCGTACATGACCGCAGCGCTACGGCCCATCTGCTCGGCCAATCTGGCAACGCCGGCAGGATATTGGTGCACCGTGTCATACACAGCGCGCTGTATATCGTGATGCGGGTCCACTACGGCGAGCCTCGTATTATTGGATACGACTATCGAGATTGCGCCGATGATTTCGGCACACGTCCTGGTGTTCCTGAAGTCGCAGCAGCCGGGCGCAGGGTGTCAGGCAGCATGGCTCTTGGCCTCGCTGGGACGAGGCGCAGCGGCGGGTTCACCGAGCGGCGGCAGCCAGTCGGGGTCTGGATAGATATCAGGACGCATCTGGTGTGGCGTCACGGTGCCGTGCGTAGCCCGGTAGATCGGCAGCACGCGCTCAGCGGGGATGCCAGTCACAAGCCACTTCCGGACGGCTTGCACTGTGACGCCAAGGGTCCTGGCCATTCCGGACTGCCCTTTGACGGCCTCAATTGCAGCTAGGAGTGCAGCGGTGTCGTTCATGAACACCAGTATTGAACCGATAGTTCACAACAGTCAAGCACTGATAGTACAGCAAACAATGCGGCACCATGAACCAATGGTTCATGAACTTGATGCACGACAAGCCTTTTCGACTCGCTTACATCAGGCACTCGACGCGCTCGGGTTACCTATGCGCGGGCGTGCCACTTGGCTTCATGACAGGACAGGGCTTTCCCAAAAAGCGGTCGGAAAATGGCTCAACGCCGAGTCGATGCCTGACACCAAGCGGTTGGAAGGACTAGCAAAACTGCTGAGCGTTGACGCACGTTGGCTGTTGTCTGGGCTGGGCGAAATGGGCGGACACAATGTCCGCGAAGATATGCCTGCCTCTGATCTTTCCGCCTTCACCGCCTCTCTCCCCGCACGCATCCGCTCCGCCCGCCTGGCCCGCGGCTACACCGTCGAACACGCCGCCACTGTGGTGGGCGTCACAGCGGCGCGGTGGGAGGCGTGGGAACGTGGCGATGATCTACCACCGCCACCACGGCTGGCACTGATTTCAGGAGCGCTGGGCGTTGAACTCGACCAGACCCCCGAGCCAACGAACATCGAGCCATACCGACCTGGCCCGTTCACACACGTTCGGCGCATACCGGTGGTTTCGTTCGTCACCGCCGGGGCGTGGACTGAAGTGCGTGAGCGATTGCCGGACAATCTGGAGTGCATCGACGCCGAGGACGTCAGCGCAGCCGCATTCGCCGTGCGCGTCGTGGGCGATTCGATGACGCCACTGTTTCCAGCCGGCACCACGCTCGTGGTAGACCCCGAAGCCAGAAAACAAATGGACGAAATGGTTGATCGTTTCGTTGTTGCTCGCCTACCAAACAATAACGAAGCCACATTCAAGCAGCTCGTCAAAGACGCCGGCACCTTTTTCCTAAAACCTCTGAACTGCGTGTACCCGCTAATTCGGGTGACAGAAGACTGCGAGATTGTCGGTGTTGTGGTGGAGTCTCGGCAAATCTGGAGATGATCAATGATGAGCTTGTGGCGAGTAATTCTGATCAGCGCAATTTCCACCACGGCGCTCGCGGAAGAGCCACCAGTTTCATGCCGCGTCGTAGGCGTACACGACGGCGACACACTTACCTGCCTGACCGCTGATCAGCGGCAGATTAAGGTCAGGCTAGGTGAAATTGACGCCCCTGAAATTAAACAACCGTGGGGGGATCGCTCGAAGCAGGGGCTTTCAAATCTGTGCTTTGGTCGACAGGCAACGCTTAACGTACAGGATACCGATCGCTATGGCCGAACTGTCGCAAGAGTAATCTGCGATGGACGTGACGCAAATGTCGAACAACTGCATGCTGGCTTGGCGTGGCTTTATCGGCAGTACCTGCGTGACACCGCACTGATCGCAATCGAGCAGGAATCGATCAAGGCAAAGCGTGGGTTATGGGGGGATGCGCAACCGATCCCTCCATGGGAGTGGCGGCGAGGAATACGCGAAAATGGACAGCCAGCGCAACCTCCGAGTCCAGCCGCTCCGATCACTAAACCGGACGCTCCTCTATCGACGTTTACGTGTTCTGGAAAAACGCGTTGTGGGCAGATGACCTCATGCGCTGAGGCTAGATTTTACCTTGAGCAATGTGGAGTTATCCGCCTCGATGGCGATCATGATGGAACGCCGTGCGAATCGATCTGCCGGTAGCGCTACTTCCATGACAACGACTCTGGAAGCAATCGAACTGGCATCGATCAAGGCTGTTTCCACCCGCATATGGCTCGACGACTGCAACCGGCCGCTGGCATCGCCAGTCTGGAAAGTGGCGCTCGCCACCGAATCCGGCCGCGCCAACGCCTTCCTGAAGCTCCTGCCCGCACACCAGTTGATCAGCGAAGCCGTCTGCACGCTGCTCGGGCGCGCCGTCGGCCTCGATCTGCCGCGCGGCTTTCTCGTCGAAGCCACCCCGGACACCTTGCCCGATGCCGACTGGCAGCCCGGCGAAGCGGCGCGGCTCGGCTTCGGCAGTGAGGACGCCGAGTTCCAGAGCTTCGCCTTTGCCATCCACCACGGCAGCGCCGCCATCGAGCGCGAGCTGATGCAGTGGCAAGGACTCGCCCCGCTCGCGTTCTTCGACGAATGGGTGGCGAACACCGACCGCCACTTCCGCAACCTGCTCTACCGCGGCGGCGAGTTCATACCCATCGACCACAGTCACGCGCTGACCGGCCATGACTGGACTCCTGAGCGCCTCACGCCAAGCGCCACTGTGGTCAATCAGATGCTCACATTCGCGACCCGCTACCTGAGCGAACACCAGCGCTTTCAGTGGCGACGCAGCGCAGCCGACTGCACCGCCGGTTACCACCGCGTGCCACTCGACGAGCTGGCCGAGTATGCAGAGCTAGAACGTTACGCCACGCCCAAACAAACGCTGGCGGTGCTGGACTTTTTGCGGCGCCGAATCTTTCATGTGCCCAAGCTTGCCGCCGGCAAGCTCGGACTTCCGGAACTGGATTTCTGGCCGCACATGAAAACGCACCGCGCTTTCCCATCGCCCGGCGCTTATCGCGCCCAGTGGGCGCCCGTATACCTCGAACCCATCATCGGCTCGGGAGAGCGCTTGACGGTTGGCATTCTGGTGCTTGGCGCCGACGGCCAGCGCCAGGTTGCGCCAGTGCTGCGCGAGGACCAAGTCTCTACGCTCTGGGGTGAACAGGGTCGTGGGCTACTTAGAAGCATCGACCTGTGCCTGAACGTGCTACGCGAACACCTGAGCGATGGCGGCGATCTCGATCGCTGGCCGGCGCCCTTCGCCGGCGTCTGCATCGGGCCGCTCAAACCGGCGCGCGGCGACGACGCCATCGATGTGCTGCGCACTGGTATGAGCTTTTCCGCCTGCTTCTCGACACTGGAGCAAGGCATCGAGGAAACCGCCGAAGACGACGACACGGAAGACCCGTGGCCGAAGCAGGTACATGCCGCCGTGCAGGCGCGTGTCCCAAGCCTGTCCGGAAATTTCAACAAACAGATCAAAACCGCCACCGCCGCCCGCCCGACACCAGTCGGCTACCTGAGTACCCGGCTCGCCGCCAACCTTGGCAAACTCATTCCCGGTCCGCGCCTCGGCGAGTTCGTGAAAACCGCGAAGGTTAAGGCACTGAACCTCGTCATCGTGCGTGATCTCGAACCGTGCCAGCGCCAGTTCGAACTACTGATCTTCCGCCCGCGCGAGGACGACCCAAGCTACACGGCTCGGCAGATGAAAAACCTCAGGGGCGCGCTGCTCGAACTTAAAGAAGCGGGCAATCACCACGAGCTGCGCGTGGTGGAAGTGCTCGACGCCGCTCAGGCAGCCGACAGGATCATCCGGGCCGAGGCGGCGGCGTAGTCACCCTGAGTAACGCCGGCCCCGACCAACCAACCCCGCCCCGGCGGGGTTTTTCATGCCGCGGCGAAGGCGATCGCGCGTGAAGTCGTCAAGGAATGCTTGACGACTGGCACCGAAGGCCCGCGCCAGGCGCGCGACCATCACAGCTCTGCCAGCCGCTCCAGCGTATCCGGGTGCTCGCGCGTAGCGCGGATCAGCGCGGCATCCACCGCCGGCAGCGGCCGGTGCTCCAGCCGGTGCGCGCGCAGCGTCACCTTGCCCTCGCGCTGCTCGCGCATCGCCTCGATGCCTTCCATCAGTTCGCCGAAGATGTCGCGCTTCATCGCCCTGCACTCCTTGTGATAGCCGACACCGATACGTCGATCGTAGCGCGCTCAACAGTACTGTGAGCGCGCATTGGGCCAGTCGCTACACGCATACGCTACAACCACCGCGCCTCTGTGGGCGCCTGAGCTAGAGCGTAGCTGGCTGGCGTGGTTCCAAAATTACACCGATAAATTGAACTATTAGTTCTTGACAATTTGAACCATTAGTTCACTATTTCCCCATCCCGCCCGCCGGGCGGCCTGATGGGGAACGCCATGCAAGACCAACACATCACCGGCGCCGATCTAATCGGCTCCGAGCGCCGTCGGCAAATAGAGAGCGAAAGATTCTCTGCCGAGCACGACGACGTGCACACCAGAGATGAGCTGGCTTGGGCAGCCATCTGTTACGTGATCCCGCCCAAAAAGAGACAGATGTCTGTCTGCGGAATGTGTTGGGGGTGGAAACCACAGTACTGGCCTGAGTCCTGGTCCACGGAATGGTGGAAGCCTGGAGCAGGAAACCTCGAAGGCCGAATCAGCGAGCTGGTCAAGGCCGGAGCACTGATTGCCGCCGAGATCGACCGGCTGAAGCGCGCAGGCGTTTTCGACCCGTCCATCTGACCTGCCAAATATCCGGCGAGCCAGCTGGATAGGAGAGATGAAATGCCCCACTACACCACTCTTGAAGCACGAAAAAAGTTATGCCCATTCATGGGTAAACACTGCCTTACCGCCGAATGCAGCGCCTGGCAGTGGGATGAAGAGGGTCAGCCTGGGCGCAGGTTTATCGACGCCGTGGTCCTCAATGCACAGGAGGAAGTCGAGGCGAAAGGAGGCCTCTTTGGAGCCTCCACGCGAGGCCTGGAGTTTGTCCCTGCTGACTGCATCAGCGGCAGCGGGGCGGGGTGGATTGAGCCACTACATGAATACCACGCCCGCTGCACAGGGTTTTGCGGAGCTTTTCCGCAGACCTCCACCCGGGTGCCGCAGTGATGAGTGGCCTCGTGCTCACCCGCCGGATCGGCCAGCGGCTGATGCTTGGCCTCCCCGCGACGCACGTGCTGAGCGTGCGCGCCATTACAGCTCGCGCCGCTGTCGTGTTGATCGTCCCCCTCCTGCACGGCGGGCCGACTGTTCACCAGGTCTCGCGTGGCGGCAGCGGCGTCGAGGCACTGCCAGGACTGATCCTGTCACTCGACACCGTCTACCGTGCGAATGACGTCGTTGAGCGCCGCGTCGCTCAGCTACGCCTGCAGGCCATCCGCGCGCGAGTCCCAATCTGGCGCGAAGAGCTGTACGACGACGTGCTCGCCGGTGTGCTGGGAGCGGCAGCATGAGCCTGCCATCAGCACGCCGCCTACAGCAGGCGCAATCCGCCGCCCGCCTGCGCCGTAACCAGCGGGGACACCTGCAGTCAGTCCCCACCCTGCCGCAGATGCTGGCTGTCGCCCGCGCGGTTTATTGGCACGCGGAGCGTGCGGGCGTCCCTCGCCCTGATCGCTACGCCATCAGCCGCTACGCCGCTGACCTGCGTCGCCGCGGCTGGAGCGGCGCAGAAGCCGTCCGGCAGGCAGCGCTGATCACCAAAGAAAACGGACGGACATCGTGAAGCCGATGTTTTGCGTCGCCGTCTACCGGTCACTCATCGTCAGCGGATGGATTGCCAGCGCCGCCATCGCTATCGAGCTGATTTCGAGGGCTATCCAATGATGCAGGACAGCATAAAGCCGCGCCGACGGCGTGTTGGAATAAAGCCGCCACCAGACTGCCTCACGCTGCATGAAGCCGCAGTTGAGCTCGAACGGCCACTGACGCTGTTCACCAACTGGCTGCGCGTCCGGCGCTACACGGACGGGAATCTCTACCCGAACCCGCAGCTGTTGCAGATGGACCTGCTGGATGTCCGCACATGGCAGTACTGCCTACCGAGCGGCATGCCAAAGCACTACAGCCGCACCTTTGTCACCAGGAAAGGCATGACCTGGCTGCGCTCGGTACTGCCATCGACGCAGGACATGCGGGCCGAGGTGTCACTGTGAACAACGACGCAGAGCTTTTTCGCCTCAGACAGGCCGTCTCAGAAATCAGGTCTCAACTGCTGCGCGAAATCGACGCAGGACTCAGTGGCGGGCTATCCGCTGCCGAGGATGCGTTACACCGCGCGCGCGAGCTGGCGATCAAACTAGAGGATCGCCGGCGTGCTGGTTGACACGGATGCCCTGCGCATCCCCCCGCACTCCAACGAAGCCGAACAGGCGGTGCTGGGCGGCCTGCTGCTCGACAACGCGGCCTGGGATCACGTCGCCGACCGCGTCGGTGAAGAGGATTTCTACCGCGCCGACCATCGGCTGATTTTCCGTGCCGTCAAACTGCTCGCGGAAAAGGGCTCGCCGCTTGACGTGGTGACGCTGTCGGAATGGCTGGCGAGCCATGATCTGCTCGACGACGCCGGCGGCCTGCCGTATCTGGCGCGGCTTGCGCGCGATACACCGAGTGCCGCCAACATCCGCGCCTACGCCGACATCGTGCGCGAGCGCTCGGTGCTGCGTCAGCTGATCCGCGTTGGCACCGATATCGCGGCGCGTGCCTTTGCCCCTGAAGGTCGCGACAGCAAGGAGCTGCTCGACGAGGCCGAGCGCCAGGTGTTCGCGATCGCCGAGCAGGGCAATCGGCAGAATCAGGGTTTTCAGCCGATCAAGGACTTGCTGACCAAGGCAATCGACCGCATCGACACGCTGTTCGAGCGCGACGACCCGATCACCGGCGTGCCGACCGGCTGGAACGACTTCGATGAGATGACGGCCGGCCTGCAGGCGGGCGACCTGATCATCATCGCCGGGCGGCCGTCGATGGGCAAAACCACCTTCGCGATGAATATCGTCGAGAACGCCGCGATCAAGGAAGGCAACCCGGTCGCCGTGTTTTCGATGGAAATGCCGGGTGATCACCTCGCCATGCGCATGATGTCCTCGCTCGGACGCATCGACCAGCACCGCATCCGCACCGGCAAGCTCGAAGACGAAGACTGGCCGCGGCTGACCTCGGCGGTCAGCCTGCTCGCCGAAGCCAAGCTGTTCATCGACGACACCGCTGCGCTCAGTCCGACCGAGGTGCGCGCGCGCTGCCGCCGTCTGGCACGCGAGCATGGCCAGCTCGGTCTGGTGATGATCGATTACCTGCAGCTGATGCAGATTCCCGGCAGTTCAGAGAACCGTGCCACGGAAATCTCGGAAATCTCGCGCTCGCTGAAGGCTCTGGCCAAAGAGCTGCATGTGCCGGTGATCGCCCTGTCGCAGCTCAACCGCTCGCTCGAACAGCGCCCCAACAAACGCCCGGTGATGTCGGACCTGCGCGAATCCGGCGCCATCGAACAGGACGCCGACCTGATCTGCTTCATCTACCGCGACGAAGTCTACAACCCCGACAGCGCCGACAAGGGCACCGCCGAAATCATCATCGGCAAGCAGCGCAACGGCCCGATCGGCAGCGTGCGGCTGACGTTCCTTGGCAAGTACACGCGCTTTGAGAATTTCATGCCGGTTATTTTTGCGGAGTGCGCATGAAAAAACTGATCCGCCTATCCGAGTTCCGCAGCCGCGCTTACGCCGGGCAGCCTCCCTGCCTACCTACGTTGCGCGCGTACTGCGAACGTGGCCTGCTGCCGGCGGAACGGGTCAACGGCCGATGGTGGGTCGATTTGGCCGCATATGAGCGTGGCGAGTATGGCGTCGATGCGGCTGTTAAATCCGTCGTCTCCGCCGTTCTAGGGGCTGCCTGATGGCCCCACGCCCACGCAGGCCAGGCCATCGGGATTTGCCACCGAATCTATACCGCTACGGTGGCAGCTGGGTGTACATCCGACCCGATACCGGCGAGCGTGTGACCCTAAAAGGCGTCACTGACCGAAAAATCGCCATCGAGGCAGCTCGGCGCCTGAACGCCAAGCTAACCCCGACCGCCGAGATGAAAGCGCAGGCTGCCGTCGAGCGCGCGATCGGTGCTGAACCAGCGGTCGGCAGCTTTGGCGCGCTGGCCGACCGCTTTGTGCACGAGTTTTTGCCAGGACGCCAGCTCGCAGAGCGAACGCTAGCCGATTACACAGACCGTATCGGCAAGCTGCGCAATCATTTCGGCCCAGAGCGGCTGGTGCAGACCATCGAAACTGCAGAGATCGCGGCGTACCTGGATACGCGACCGGCTAACAGCGGAAATAAAGACCGGGCGCTGATGCTGCTGTTCTGGAAGTTCACTGCCTCCAAAGGAGTGACCCAGAACAATCCGGTTGAAGCAACATTCCGTGCTCGCAATACCAAGCAGCGTCAGAGACTGTCGATTGGTGCATTCCATGCGATTCGATCCGCAGCGGCGCCCTGGTTCCAGATAGCCCTGGATCTAGCCTTGGTGACGCTGCAGCGCCGTGGCGATCTGGTCTCAATTCGTTACGACGATATCCGCGACGATCGACTGCACGTCGAGCAAGGCAAGGTGGAGCGCCACGGCACCGGAAAAGTTGCGCAGCGTGTCGGTCCGCAGCTCGCCGAGATTGTCGCTCGCAGCCGGGCGTCCGCCATCGCATCCCCGTTCATCCTGCACCGCCGCCCGCTCAAACGGAGAGCGGAATACCTGAACGGGAAAGAGCACTGGTCGCAGATCGAGCCAGAGATGCTGTCCCGCGAGTTCCAGCGTCTACGTGACAGCCTGCACCTATACGACGACCTACCGGCTGCCAGCCGCCCGACATTTCACGAAATCCGAAGCCTCGGCGCCGCCCTATATCGCGATGCCGGGGTCGACCCACAAAATTTGCTCGGACACGAGACCGCGGAGATGACCGACCACTATCTCGCCGGTCACTGGACACGTTTCGACGACGTCGTCGAGCTCCCGATCACAGGCTGA